AGGCCGCGCAGGCCAACCTCGCCCGGCTGGAACAGGAGTGGCGGCTCGTCACCGAGCGGCTGCGCAATGCCCAGGAGGCGATCCAGATCCAGCAGCAGGCCGGGCTGCTCACCGAAGCCCAGGCGCGCAGGCAGATCGTCGCCTTGCAGCAGCAATCTGCGGCCGAGATGCAGCGCCTGCTGCCCGCGATGCAGCAGGCCGCGCAGGCGATCGGGCCGGAGGCGGTCAACCGCGTGGCCGCCTGGCGCAACGAACTGGAGCGCACGCGGCTGGTCACCGACGAACTCGCGCCGCTGTGGAACCGCATCGGCGAAGGCTTCGGCAACGCCCTGCAGGGCATGGTCACCGGCGCGCAGAGCTTGCGCGAGGCGCTGTCGAACCTGTTCCGCCAAGTGGCCGACGCCTTCCTGCAGCAGATGGTCATCCAGCCCTTCCAGCAGTGGGTGGCGATGCAGGCGAGGATGCTCGCCATGAAGCTGGGCTTCACCCAGCAGGAAGCCGCCATCGAGCAGGCGGCGGCCGCCCAGTCGGTGGCCACCAAGCAGGCCGAGACGGCGGCCAAGGTCAGCGCCAACGCCGCCGAGGCGGGCTCGGGCGCGGCGGTCTCCCAGGCCTCCATCCCCATCGCCGGGCCCGCGCTGGCCATCGCCGCGATGGCGGCGATGGTGGCCGCCGTCATGGCCTTGCTGGGCGGGATCAAGAAGTTCGCGGCCGGCGGCTTCGTCACGGGTCCCGGCACGGCGACCTCGGATTCGATCCCGGCGCGGCTGTCGGCCGGCGAATACGTGGTGCGTGCGGCGGCGGTCCGGCGTGTCGGCGTGGCCTTCCTCGATGCCCTCAACGGCCTGCACGCCCCTCCGGTGTGGGACGGACGGCGTCTGGCCTTCGCCGCCGGGGGGCTCGTGCCCCAGGTCCAGGTGCAGCCGGCCGCGCCGCCGGTCAGCCAGGCCGTGCGCATCGTCAACGCCATCGACCCGGGCGTCACCCACGACCACCTGCAGACCCCCGCCGGCGAGCGGGTGATCCTCAACATCATCGGGCGCAACGCGCGCGCGGTGCGCGCGGCGCTCCAGGGGTAAGCCATGGCCTTGCTGTTCATCGACGGCTTCGACCACTACGACCCGCAGGCACTCGACCTCTTCGGCGACCCGTGGCTCGCGCGCGGCAAGGCGGCGTACCTGTCGCCTCAGGCCACGCGCATCCAGGGCCGGCGACCCTCGTCCTACGCCTTGCGCCTGCCCGCAGGCGCCGGCGGCGGGTATGTGAAGAACCTGGAGGCCGGGCGCACCAGCCTCATCGTGGGCGCGGCACTGCGCGTGGCGTCGTTCGATAACACCGGTGAGGAGCCGGTGCTGCTCGGCGTGCGCGACACCACCGCGCAGGTGGCCCACCTCGTGCGCATCGGTGAGGACGGCCGGCTCAAGCTCTACCGGCGGACGGGATCGGGGATGAGCGGCTGGGACCAGTTGATCTCGACCTCGGTCACGACGGCGGCCGTGCGGGGGTGGCACTACGTCGAACTGCAGGTCGTGCAGGGCACGAGCAACGGCACGTTGAACGTGCGCCTCAACGGCGTGCTCGCGATCACCCTGTCGGCGCAGAACACCACCCAGGGCGGCGGGCCGCTGCTCACCGCCTTCGCAGGCAGCGTGCCGGGTCAGCCCTGCCCGGTCACCGTCGATGTGGACGACCTCTACCTCGCCGACACCTCGGGCACGATCAACAACACCTTCCTCGGCGACGTGCGGGTGGATGCGCTGAAGCCGCAAGCGCCTGGGGCACTGAACCAATGGACGGTCGAGCCCGCGGGACTGCCCGCTTGGGCTGCGGTGAGCGACGGCGATGAGACGACGGTGCTGCGCGCGGCCACGGCGGGCCTGCGCCAGACGTTCGACGTCGAGGCGCTGCCCGTGATGACCACCCCGGCGATCCACGGCGTGCAGGTGACCCTGCTCGCGCGCAAGACGGATGCGGGCACCGGCCGCGTGCGTGGGCTCGTGGCGAGCGGCGCGCAGACCGCCGTGAGCGCCGACATCAATCTGCAAGAGCAACTGGCCTGGCACACGGCGTTGTTCGAGCGCAACCCGAACGGCAACGTCCAGTGGACGGAAGGCGCCTTCAACGCGGCCGAGTTCGGGCTGGAGTCGGCATGACGGATCTGGTGTTGACCGAGGCTCTGGCAGAGGCCGCCGCCCAACCTGCTGCGATGACGCAGGTGGTCGAACAGCGGGCCGAGGCGATCTCGCGCGCGGCCTTCGGAGCGCTGGCCGCCACGGCGCTGGCCGAGACCTCGGCCCGGCCGCTGCCAGGCGCTCATCTGCCGACGCTGTGGGCCGAGACGCTGGCCGAGCCCGCACCGCCGCTGCACGCCCCCGCCTTGCTCGTCGAGGTGCTGCGCCGCGACACCGCCGCGGCGGCGATGGTCGCGACCGCGATGGAGGCCTTCGGCGAGACGCCCTGGCCCGAGGCTCCACGCGGGGTCTTCGCCTTTCGCCACGACTGGACCGAGCCCCTCATCGAGCGCCTGCAATGGGCCACCGGCGTGGTGCGGCTCGCCTCGGGCAACGAGGCGAGGCAGGGGCTGCGGCGCGTGCCGCGGCGATCCCTCACCTACCACGTGGGCCACGGGCGCGCGAGCGACGCGCTGGTGGCCGAGTGGCTGGCCGACCATCTGGGCCGGCTCGCGTGGTGGCCGCTGCCGCAGCACGTGGTGAGGCTGACCTTGGCGGCGGACAGGGGCGCCCGGCTGCTTCCGGTGACGCCGGTGGATGAGGCGGACTTTGCGCCGGCCGCAGCCAAGCTGCGCCTGGAGGAGGACGGCCTGCACGGCTGGCCGTTGGATCGTCGCTTCGCGCTGCTGATGGCCGCGGACGGCTGGCAGGTGCTGCAACTCGCCGACGTGGAGCCGGATCGACTGTGGCTCACCGAGCCGCTGGCACGGGCGGTTCCCGCGGGCGCGACCGTCTTGCCCCTGGTCGAGGGCCTCGCGGTGGAGCCGGCCGAGTTCGCGCAGTGGGTGCCAGGCATCATTGCCGGCAGCGTCACCGCGCAGGTCGCCTTCGAGCCGCTGCCGGACGAAGGGCTGCTCGACGATCGCTGGCTCGACGGCCTGCCCGTCTGGCCCGACGGCAACTGGCGCGACGATCCCAGCGTCACGGCGCAGGGCGTGGTCACCCGGCAGGACCTCTCACCCGCAGACCCTTGGGTCCGCCGTGACGACCCGTGGCCGACGACGACCTTCCAACGTCGGTTTCTGGCTGCCGGGCGTGAAGACATCACACGGTGGCGCGCGCGGCTGTACCGCGCCCAGGGGCGGCTCGGTGCCTGCTGGCTGCCCGATGGTCTGGCGCCGGTGTTGCGCGTGACGCGTGAGGCCGATGGAGAAGACGGCTTCCTGCGCGTCACAGGTGAGGACCTCTCGGCCTTCTGGCACCGTCCGGCGGGCGCGCTGATCGTGCATCCCGACGGCCAGCGCCAGCATGTGCTCACCGCCACCTGCCATCGCGACAGCGACAGCGACGGCTGCAGCGTGCTGGTGCTGCGCTCCGGGCTGGAAGCCCCCGTCCCGGCCGGCAGCCGCGTCCTGCGTCTTGCGCGCTGCCGGCTCGACCACGACGCGGTGGAGCTCCACTGGCACACCCCCGAGCTGGTCGAGATGCCCCTGACCCTGCGTCGGCTGCCCGAGCCGCGCGGCAACGACCATTTCAACTACACCCCGTCCTGACCATGAGCGAGAGCCCCCTGTTCGAGGTCGAGCTCTACGCCTTCGAGGGCACGAGCGGCACTTTTCGGCTCACCCCGCACGAGTTCGACGTGGAGATCGGCGGCCAGCGCTACGAGCGCTGCCCCCTCGAGCGCAGCGCGCTCGCGCTCGGCGCCGAGGCGGCCAAGTCGGCGCTGGAATTGACGCTGCCACCCGACCACGCGCTCGTGCGCCATCTGCTGCAGGCGACCCTCATCGGCGAGGCGACCGCGGTGCGACTGCGTATCGCCCGACGTGACGCCTGGGGCGATGCCTGGTGGCTTTCCGGCACGCGCTGGATGGGCCGCGTGCTCGGGGTGGAGGTGGCCGACGACGCGGCCCGCATCCGCTGCGAGTCCGCCCAGGTGAGCTTGAAGCGCATTGGTCTGCGGCGCCTGTACAGCCGTGCCTGCTCGCACGTGCTGTATTCGGCGGCGTGTGGGGCGACGCCGATCTCGGCCAGCGCCGAAGTGATCCGCTCCGAAGGCCGCCAGGTGGAATTGGCGAGCCTGCCGCCCGAGGTGGCCGGCATGCTCGCCGGCGGCTGGTTGCAGACGCCGGCAGGCGCGCGCCACATGATCGTGAGCGAATCGACCGCAGGCGTGGAACTGCTCTACCCGGTGGGGCTTGCGCCGCAGACGCCCGTCGACCTCGTGGCCGGCTGCGATCACAGCGTGTCCACCTGCGCCGCGCGCTTTGACAACCTCGCCAACTACGGCGGCTTCCCCTTCATCCCGTCGAAGAACCCGTTCTCGACGGGCGTCTTCTGAAACCCGCAGGACCTCCCATGTGGTACCTGGTCGTCATCGTCGTGGCGGCGCTGGTCTCCGTCGCCCTCGCGCCCAAACCGCCCACCCCGAAACCCGCCGAACTCACCGACCTCGACGCACCCACGGCCGAGGAGGGGCGGCCGATCCCGGTCGTCTTCGGCGCAGTGCTGCTGCGCGGCGCCAACGTCGTGTGGTACGGCGACCTGGAGGCCGAACCGATCAAGAAGAAGGGCGGTAAGAAATGAGCACCGACGTCCTCGTCACCATCGCCCACGTGCGCGCCGCGGGGCTCTGCGTGCACGGCACGCGCACCTGGTTCGCACGCCAGGGCCTGGACTTCCGGGCCTTCCTCGCCCGGGGGCTTCCCGCCTCGAGCTTGCTCGCCACCGGGGATGCGATGGCCGCACGCGTGGTCGAGGTCGCGCAGGCCTGCCATGAGGAGCCGCGCTGATGGGCGGTAGCCGCAAGAAGCAGACCGTCGGCTACCGCTACCGGATCGGGATGCACCTGGTGCTGTGCCAGGGGCCGGTGGATGCAGTGCAGGAGATCCAGATCGGCGACCGCAACGCCTGGGGCGATGCGAGCCGCGCGCCGCTGGCGAGCGGCCATGGGCTGGGGCGCCTGCGCATCGATCGGCCCACGCTCTTCGGCGGCGACGAACGCGAAGGCGGCGTGGTGGGCGACCTCGACGTGCTCGCAGGCAGTGCCACGCAAGACCGCAACGACTACCTGATGAGCCGCCTGGGGGCGGCCATCCCGGCGTTTCGCGGGGTGTTGTCGATCGTGGCACGCAAGATCCTGTTCGCCGCGAACAACCCCTACCTCAAGCCCTGGGCGGTGCGGGTGCGGCGCTTCACGGCGGGCTGGCACGACGAACCCTGGATGCCCTGGAACGCCGAGGTGCGGACCTGGGATGCCGACACCGGCACCTCTCTCACCGTCGGCATGAACCCGGCCCACATCCTGGTGCAGTGCCTCACCGACCCGCACTGGGGCATGGGCTATCCGCAGAGCACGCTGGGCGCGAGCTTCTGGAACGCGGCCTGGGCGCTCGACGCCGAAGGCTTCGGCCTGAACCTCGTCTGGACGCGCCAGCAGCCGATCGAGGCCTTCATCGCCCAGGTGCTCGACCACGTCGGCGGCATCCTCTACCTCGACCCCGAACGGGGCCGCTTCGAGCTCAAGCTCCTGCGCGACGATTACTGGATCGAGGGCCTGCCGCTTCTGGGCCCCGACGAGATCGTGCGCATGGAGCGCTTCGAGCGCGCGCAGTGGGGCGAGTTGCCCAACGAGATCACCGTGGTCTACACCGACTGGGCCACCGGCAAGGAAGCCACCGTCACGGTGCAAAACCTCGCCGCGATCCAACTGCAAGGTGGCGTCATCAACCAGCGGCGCGACTATCCGGGCGTGAACTTTGGTCCGCTGGCCGCGCGGCTGGCGCTGCGCGACCTGCACGCACTGGGCTCGCCCCTGGCGCGCATGACCTTGACCATCGTCCCCGGCGCCCTGGAGCGTCCGCCCCTGCCGGGGGACGTGTTCCTGCTGCATTGGCCACGCCTCGGCATCGAGCGCATGGTGGTGCGCGTCACCGGCATCGACACCGGCACGCTGGGCGCCACCGAATGGCGCATCGAGGCCGTGGAGGACGTCTTCGGCATGGGCCAGACCGTGCTCACGCCCACCCAGCCGCGCCTCGAAGAGCCGCCGCTCGAACCGCTGCCGCCGGCCCTGGTGCTGGCGGTCGAGGTGCCGTACTGGGAACTCGCGCGGCGACTGTCGCGGGCCGATCTCGACTACCTCACCGACACCGACACCTACGTGGGGGCCCTGGCCTGTGCGGGCGGCACGGGGCAGTTGAACTGGCAGCTCGCCACCGGGCCCGCGAGCGGTGAGCTCGAGGCGGTGGCCCCGGAAGACTACGCGCCCTTGCTCACGCTCGGCCAGGCGCTGCCGGCGAGCGAAGCCGATGCGCTGGCCGTGCCGGTGACGGCCCTGGCCCAACCCGAGCGCCTGGCGGTCGGCGACTACGCCTACCTGCTCGACGCCAGCGGCGCGATCCGCGAAGCCGTGGCGATCCTCGCCTTCGATGCCACCGCGGGCACGGTGGATCTCGCCCGCGGGGTGCTCGACACCATGCCGCAGGCCCACGCCGCCGGCACGCGGCTGGTGGGCGTGGGCGAGTGGCTGGCCGCAGAGACCACCGAGCGCGCGCCGGGCGAGTCGGTGTTCGTCGCCGCCGTCCCGCGCACGGCCAGCGCCGAAGGGGATGCGGTGCTGGCTGCCAACGGTGCGCCCCTCGTGCTCGCGGGCCGCCAGGCGCGGCCGTATCCGCCGGGGCGCATCCGGCTCAACGGCCAGCGCGAGCCCGCCGTGGTCGCCGGCGACCTGATCCTGACTTGGGCACACCGCGACCGCCTACTCCAGACCGCCTACCTCGTGCGTCAGGACGAGGGCGACATCGGCCCCGAGCCGGGCACGACCTACACCGTGCGCATCAGAGACCGCGACGGCACCCTCGTGCGCACCGAGACCGGCCTCACCGGCAACGCCTGGACCTGGGACGTGGCGAGCAGCGCGGCAGACGCCGGCGTCGCGGGCGACCGCGTCACCGTCGAGATCGAGGCCGAGCGCGACGGGCTCGTGAGCTGGCAGGCGCAGGTGCGCACCGTCGAGCGCGCCGGCTACGGCTTGCGCTGGGGGCAGCACTGGGGCGGGGTGTCGCCATGATCGCCGGGCCGTCCCAAGATCATGGCGCGCCCCCTCGGGGGCTGCCGCTTAGCGGCTGGGGGGATATGAGTCCGCCGCGCATCGACGTGCACCTGCTCACCCTCGACGAGCCCCAGCACTGGCGCGAGGAATGCCTGGCCAGCCTCGCCGGCGCGCCGATCCGCCTGCACCTGCTGCCCGGCCTCCCGGGGCGTGTCGGGCAGGCCCGCGCGGCAGGCTTCGCGCGAGGGAGCTTGCCGCTCGTGTCCTTCGTCGATCCCGACGACCGCTACGAGGCCGGCGCCTTCGCGCATCTGGCCGATGCGCTCGATGCCTGTCCGTCGGCGGTGCTGGCCTACACCGACGAAGCCCTGATCGACGAGCAAGGCCGCCCCGTCGGCGTGCGGCGGCTGGCCTACAGCGCCTTCCAGCACGCCCACTCGGCCAGCCACGTCCACGGCCTGATCGTGATGCGCCGAAGCGCCGTCGAGCCGGTGCTGACACGCATCGCCGATCTCGACGCCGGCGCCGAATGGCTGCTCACCCGCCTCGTGGCCAGGCAGGGCAGCGTGCTGCACCTGCCCCTCGTCGGCCGCCACTGGCGGCAGCACCCGAACCAGCACCACCGCCGTGCGCGCAGCATGGCTTCCGGGCCACTGCCGAATCTTGCGACACCTTGAGGAGATGAACCGATGCCACAGCTCGATCCGAACCTGGGCCTCGTCTACGGCTGGACGCTGGGCGAGTCCGGCTGGCACACCGGGATGGACGCGAACCTGAAGCGCCTGGGCGCCATCGTGGGCCTGTCGGTGACGAGCCGCGCTACGACCGCGCCGCCCGCCAGCCCCGCCGAGGGCGATCGCTACATCGTGCCGGCCGGTGCGACCGGTGCCTGGGCCGGCAGGACCGACCAGATCGCCGTGTGGATCGACGGCGCCTGGGAGTACCACGCCCCGAAGGTCGGCTGGCTGGCCTACATCGCCGCCGAGGACAGGCTCGCCGTCTACAAGACCGGCGGGTGGAGCACCGGCGTTCCCATCTGACCCCGCACCCCGTCCGCCACCCCCGAACCCGCCCGCGTGGCGGGTTCGTCGTTTTTGGAGACCGCCCATGACTGAACCGACCCAAGCCCCCGCCCTCGTCGAGAACATGCTGCTCCTGCGCCGCGAGGACTTCGAAGACCTGCTCGACCGCGCTGCTGAGCGCGGGGCCGAGCGGGTGCTCGCGCACCTGGGCCTCGAGAATGGCCACGCCGCCCGCGACCTCCGCGAGCTGCGCGATCTGCTGGAGGCCTGGCGCGACGCGCGCCGCACCGCGTGGCAGACCACCATCAAGGTGGTCACGACCGCCATCCTCGCCGCTCTGCTGGTCGGGGCTGCCATCAAGCTGAAGCTGATGGGAGGTGCCCAATGATCGAGACCCTGCTCGGTGGGCTGCTGGGCGGGGCCTTCCGTCTGGCGCCCGAGATCCTGAAATGGTTCGACCGCAAGGGCGAGCGCAGCCATGAACTCGCCATGCAGGACAAGGCCTTGGAGTTCGAGAAGCTGCGCGGTGCGCAGCGCATGGCCGAGATCGGCGCCGGGGCCGATGCCGCCTGGAACGTGGGCGCCCTCGAGACCCTGCGCGAGGCGGTCGCCGCGCAGGGCCAGCGCGCCGGCGCCCGCTGGGCCGATGCGCTGTCGGCGAGCGTGCGGCCGATGATCACCTACTGGTTCATGGCGCTGTACTGCGCGGCCAAGACCGCCGCCTTCGTGGGTGCCGTCGATGCGGGTGCCGAGTGGATTCCGGCGATCCAGGCGGCCTGGACCGAGGCCGACCAGGCCCTGTGGGCCGGCGTCCTGAACTTCTGGTTCCTGGGCCGGGTGTTCGACCGGGTGCGGCCGTGATCGCGGTACCCCAGGCGGCCATCGACCTGGCCAAACGCTTCGAGGGCTTCCACCGAGTGCCGAAGACCGATCCGGGACGCGCGCACCCGTACATCTGCCCCGCAGGATACTGGACGATTGGCTACGGACATCTCTGCGACGCGACGCATTTGCCGATCACCGAAGCCGAAGCCGAGGTCTATCTTGCGCGCGACCTGCAGATGGCGCTCGCCGCCACGCTGCGCTACTGCCCGGTATTGGCCACCGAGACCGAGGGGAGGCTTGCTGCCATCGTGGACTTCACGTTCAACCTCGGGGCGGGGCGGTTGCAGACGTCGACGCTGCGGCGGCGAGTCAATCAGCGTGACTGGGTTGCTGCGGGACAAGAACTACGCCGGTGGGTGTTCGGCGGAGGCCGCGCCTTGCCAGGGCTTGTGGCACGTCGAGAGGCGGAAGCCGCGCTGATGCGATAAGGCGTCGCACCGACGAACCAAACGGCAAACCTTTAATCCGACGTCCCCCCGCCTTTGAGTAGCACGGCGATCTGGAGTCCAATCCCCAACGACAAGGAGATTGGACGTGAAGAAGCGTTTTACCGAAGAGCAGATCATCGGCTTCCTGCGTGAGGCGGAGGCCGGCCTGCCGGTCAAGGACCTGTGCCGCCGGCACGGCTTCAGCGAAGCCTCGTACTACCTGTGGCGCAGCAAGTTCGGCGGCATGAGCGTGCCGGAGGCCAAGCGGCTCAAGGAGCTGGAGGCGGAGAACACCCGGCTGAAGAAGCTGCTGGCCGAGCAGATGTTCGAGAACGACGTGATCAAGGACGCCCTGCGAAAAAAGTGGTGACCGCACCGGCCAGGCGCGAGCTGGTGCGGCATCTGGTGGGCAAGGGACTGAGCGAGCGGCGATCGCTGGCGGTGGTGCGCATGAGCGCCAGCGCCTACCGCTATGCGCCGCGTCCGGACCGCAATGTCGAACTGCGGGCGCGGATCCTGGCGCTGGCGTAACCTCCCCCTGACCCTGGACACCTCAGAAGTAGAGCTTTCTGGCATGTTTCCCCTGCCAGGAGGTTCCATGAAGAAGTCAAAGTTCAGCGAGACGCAGATCGTCTCGATCCTCAAGCAAGGCGATGCCGGTGTGCCGGTCAAGGACTTGTGTCGCCAGCCGGGTCAGCTGCAGCGGTTCGGCCTGCTTCTCCACCGACGGATGCAGCGTCTGGATACCCTTGAGGGCACTTCTCGAAACCTCCCTAACCGTTGTCGCCAGTGAGCCGGCATGATGTCGCCCATGATCACCCCGCGCATCAAGCCCTCGTCCTTCTGGCGCTCTCAGCCCGGCGCTGACCTGTTCGTGCAAGACCAACGCCAAGCCAAGCTCGGCGGCTTCATCGCCAACCTGGCAGCAATGGACGAACTGATCGACTTCGCGGCCATTGCCGCCCGGGTCGACACCGCCTGCCCTCGCGCTGACCGTAGCAAAGGCGGGCGCCCGCCGTACCCCACCGAGGTGATGGTGCGGCTGCTGTTCATCCAGTCGCTGTACAACCTCAGCGACGAGGACTGCGAGTACCAGGTGCTGGACCGCATGAGCTTCCAGCACTTCTGCCGCCTGGACGCAGCACTGCACATCCCCGATGCGCGCACGCTGTGGAGTTTCAAGCAGCGCTTGGCCCAAGGCGGTCTGGGCGGCCGCGCCATCTTCGAGGCGGTGAGCCTGCAGTTGCAGCAGCACGGCTACATCCCGCGCGGCGGGCAGATCGTGGATGCCAGCATCGTGCAGGCACCGCTCACCCAGGCGAACAAGGACGAGCGCGAAGCGCTCAACGAAGGCCGCAGGCCCGAGGGCTGGAATGCCAAGCGGCTGCAGCACACCGACCGCGACGCGCGCTGGACCAAGAAGCACGGCAAGAGCTTCTACGGCTACAAGGTGCACGCCAACGCGGACGCGCGCTACAAGCTGATCCGCCGGGTCAAGGTCACGCCGGCCAATGTCGATGACGGCCAGACGCTCAAGGAGGTGCTGGACCGCGCCAACACCGGCGCGCGGCTGCTGGCCGACCGAGGCTACGACGCGCAGACCAACCGCCAGTTGCTGCAGGCCCACGGGCTGCGCGACGGCATCGCGCGGCGTGCCAAGCCCGGGCAGGAGCGGCGCGTGCGACTGGACGCGCGCAACAAGGCGATCAACCGCGTCCGCGCCAGAGGCGAACATGTGTTCGCCGGCCTCGAGCAGTTGGGCGGCAAGTGCGTGCGGGCGATGACGCTGGCGAGAAACGAGCTGGCGATCCTGCTCAAGTGCGCGGCGTACAACGCCAAGCGGCTGGTGTGGCTGGCGCGCCATGACCCGTGCGAGTGGGCGCGATGAAGGCAGAGGTGCGCCCGCTGCAGCCTGCAAACGCAGTTTTGCAGGGCCTCGGGCGCCCGCCAAGGCTGCGATGACGGGGCCTGAGCGGCACCGAGAACCCCGAACTGAACGACGCGAGCGCCCTCATGCCGGTTCAGCCTTCGGAAATGGGGTTATGCGAAG